CAGAGCCATACTTTTGAACATGGTTTTACGGCAAAACTCCCACGTAGTTATGCAGTGCGATAAAAAGAACTTGCAAATAGAGGCTGGATATGCCAATGGGATGAGAACGACAGTGCATACACTCGATGCTCTGGCGAAGGATGTTGGGCCAATTGAAGAATTTACAACGGACGCATTTGATGTCGAGCGTTCGTTGAGTTAAGACATCACAGCACGGTCTGCCCCTTGGATGCGGAGGCAGGACGAGGACAGCATTCAAAAACAAAGGAGTGTTTGATGGCAGAGGAAACTGGCGAAGTAACCGCCGACCAACTGTTGGCCGCTGCACAGGAGCATGACGCTGCTGTTGAAGCGGGGGAACAACCGGAAGTAGAGATACTTCCCGAACCGGAAACGGAAACGGAGGAGACTCCACCGGAGCCGCAACAAGAGGAAGTCGAGGAATCGCCTCCTCCAGATCAAGACACTCAGAACAGTAGTTCATTGAAAGAGGCGCAGCCTGAAGAGGTTGCCGACGAGAAGAAGCAGAGCAAGTATGCCAAGAATCAGGCTCGCTTGAACAAGACTTGGGCCGATGTAAATTCGGACAAGGAACAGCTCAAGGAAGCCACGGCTCAGTTGCAGAAGCAAGCGCAGGAGTTGGAAACCCAACGCCAGCAGTTGGCTGCACAGAGCGGGTATCGGGATGATAAAGGGTTTACTGCCGAGGATTATGAGGATGCGGCTGTTAGGCTTGACAATGAGGGAGATACTGGATTGGCGCAGGACGCCCGCGCTAAAGCTAAAGAGCTTAAAGCAGAAAGCGAACAAGCCAAGATCAACTCCTTCAAGGCCGAGCGGGATCAGGCATGGGAAGTAAAGCGTCAGGAACTGATGAAGAACAACCCGGACTTGACAGACAACAGCAAGCCCATAACCCAGAAGGCGATGTCTCTGCTACAGCAATTCCCGTCACTGACCTCCGGCCCGGATGGGTTGGAGCTGTCAGTACAGATGGCGAAGCTGGCCTTGGAGTCGGACAACTCAAAGGAGTCTGCTGCCAAGTTCGATGAGTTACAGAAAAAATACAATAAACTGGAAAAGAAAACGTCAGTACAAGGCGGATTCACAGCGGAGAAACTGGATGGAGCAAGAAGTTTTGAGGAGATGGACATGGAGTCACAGGAGAAATACCTTATTGACGCCGCCATGCACCTTGATAACGATATGTTTTAATCCGGCTTCATAGCTGCGGTCAGTCTGGATACTGATGGAAGGAATAATTAGTTATGGCAACGAATACCACTACTACGTTATCTGACCAGTATCAAAATTATTTCAGTAAGAAATTACTGACCTACGCTGTACAAGCACTGGTACTGGATCAGTTCGGCTCTAAAACTCCGCTTCCACCGAAGTCGGGTCATAAAGCCATCTCCATGTTTCGTTGGGACGTTCCCAAGGCGACTGACATCAACACCCTCACTGAAGGTGATACTTCGACTGTGGGCGAGAGGTCAATCTCGTTGACAAAGATCAGCAAGACGCTGATTCAACGTGGTCAGATCGTCAAGTTATCGGACATTCTAAATGCAACGGATTTATTTAATTCGCTGCAACAGAGCGTCAAGATTAACGGACAGGACGCCGCAATCGACATGGACAACATCACGCGCAACATATTGGTTGGTTCCAATGTGGGCGACAACGTGAACTCAGGTGCGACTGCGATGGAAGGCGGATATAACGCCGACCCCGCAACTAACCTTGACAACGGCGACTCACTTATTGAGTTGTACGCTAACGGCACAAAGCAAACAACCGGATCAACGGAATACTCGACCTTCGAGTCTACCACTAGCGACAATACGCTGGACGCTGCGGCTGTTCTGAATGCTGTTACCCAGTTAAAGGTTAACCGCGCACAACCCACCAAGGGTGGCAACTATGCCGCCGTTTGCAGTCCTCAAGTATTGAGTGACGTTATGCAGGTAAACGAATGGCTCAATGCAGCTCAATACAGCAATGTAGAAGAGCTTTATAAGGGCGAAGTGGGACGTTTGTACGGAGCAAAATTCGTAACTACGACCAACGCATTCATTACGGCTGACGCACTTGGAACTGACGCTGACCGCTTCATCTATGATGCTGCGGCTGGTGGTGGAACTGGAAACACAAAGGATGTTCATGTCTCCCTGTTCTTGGGAGACGGAGCGTTTGGCGTACCGGAACTGAGTAGTCAGTCCCCGTTCAGTCCGAAGATCATAATCACGGATTCAGCAGACAAGAGCGATCCGCTCAACATGCTGATTACCGCTGGTTTCAAAGTCTTCTATACTGCGCTGAGGCAGAATACGAACTATTACGTTATCATGCGGAGCAAGACTGCTTCGACTGCGTAAAGAAGAATCAAGTTATGAAGCCTAAAGGCGGAGTAACCCTTATTATAACCGTGGGAGGGGGCAAACCCCCCTCTCGCGGTCATTCAGACAAACACAAAGAAGGTTGCGAAATGATTAAATTACCACTGGACGCATTGGTGTCCGAGCTGGAGGACGGTGCTGAAGTAGCACCGGAGGTTGGGGATGTTGTAGTCCTCGAAACGGTTGAAGGTGAAGTTGTCGGAATCAACGAGGATGGGACAGCACACGTTGAACTTACGACCGCTGGCGGTCAGCCTATTGAGTACGTTGAAGCGGAAGCTGAGGTGGACGAAGCTGATGTTGAAGCGGGCGAGATGGCTGGCATGGAGGAGGAACTCATGGCAGCAGCAGCGGCACAGGACGAGGAGATGGGGCTGTAATGCCTCTCTACACGTTCGAGAACAACGAGGGCGACACCATCGAGCGACTTGTGCCAGTAGGGCGCGAGACTGTCACTGTTGACGGCGTGGTGTACCTCAAGAGTTGCACTCCGCAGGGCTTTGCCATGGCGGGTGTTGCTGTGGGTTTACCTCCGCAGAAGGATCAGGTTAAGGACGGGTATTACAAGTTGGAGTGTAGCGAGGGGTCTAGGTTTCTAAAGAAGTCCACTTTCTCCACGAAACAGATTAAAAAAGCATGGGGGTTTTAGATGGCTACATTAACGGGAAGATCAATTTCCAGTTCGTACACTGAACTGCTAAAGACAACAAGCGCGAGCGGGATAACATCGTCGCTGGACACCGTGCAGGACGGTGACGGCACAGATACTGTTCTCCAGTTAAGCACTACCGGGGTTAAGTCAACCGGGACACTTGAGGTAACTGGCACGGCCACATTGTCTACTAGCGTTGCCCTTGCGACAGGCGCAACAGTTACGGGAATTGATAACGGCGATCTTGCGACAGGTTCGGCAACCCTTCTCGCTACACAAGGGGCGGTTAAGACTTATGTTGACGCACAGGTTGGAGCCTCAGACACACTGGCCGAGGTTCTGGCTAATGGGGGAACAGCTACAAGCTCCGCCCTTGCGGGGGTCATGTCTGATGAGACAGGAAGCGGATCGCTGGTGTTTGCCACCAGTCCAACGCTGGTAACTCCAGCCCTCGGAACTCCGGCAAGCGGTGTGGCAACAAACCTGACCGGAACAGCAGCAAGCCTGACAGCGGGAACCGTCACCACCAATGCGAATTTAACAGGCGATGTGACTTCAAGCGGGAACGCAACAACCTATAATAATGTAATACCTGTTGCGAAGGGCGGAACAACCTTAACAGGGTTTACAGCAGGTGACATTCTTTATGCTGACACCACAACCACATTAGCAAAACTTGCAAAAGGTTCTGACACAGAGGTTCTGACTCTTGCGTCTGGTGTTCCTTCATGGGCAGCACCTACTACGGGCGATATAACCGGAGTCACAGCCGGAACGAATTTAAACGGGGGTGGGACATCGGGAACTGTAACTCTTAATCTGGACAACCCCGTAGTGGCGAACCTTACTGGAAATGCCAGCGGCTCGTCAGGTAGTTGCACGGGCAATGCGGCTACAGTTACCGATGGCGTTTACACTACAAACAATCTTTCTGTCATGGCAGCTACGACCTCCGCGCAGTTGGCGGGGGTTATTTCGGACGAGACAGGCAG